GAAGCTGTGGCCTGACTTGTTTTACGGAATGATTAAGCGCTCCGTCGCGGACGGCCACCTCATCCTCGCTAATGGGTCTGAGATTGTTATTCGGTACGCAGGCGGCTCTGGGCTCACGAAGCTCGGCGGCAACTTTAACATGGTTATTCTCTCCGAGGCTGGCAAGTACGAAAAGCTCGGAGCAAACATCTGGTCAACTATAAATCAAGTTGTTGTTCCTGCGGTCCACGCTGGCCCACACAATGTAATTGTCTGGGAAGGAACTAACGATGAGTTGGCTAGAGAGCTTCAAAGAATTGCTGTTTTGGCTAGGGATCCTAGTACACCATATAATTTTGAATTTTATCCCTGGACAATCCTTAGCGACTACGTTGGGCCGGCGATTAATGATCCCAGCCGAGGTGCTTCTGGTCGCTATAGTGACTTTAATCTTATTGATGGCAATCGCGTACCAGTCTCTGAGAGAGAGTATTGTGAGAGACATAATCTATCTCCTGGACAGGTCGGATTCAGACGACTCAAAATAGACGGGCTTGGTGATCTGGACCTGTTCCACCGCGAATACCCGATGACATACGAGGAGTCATGTACGGCATCGTACTCGACGTTCTTTGGTCCAGGCGTAGTCCAGCGGGAGTTCCCCGAGCCTAAGTTTAGGTGTGACATTATAGGCCCAGACGAGCCAGTCTTGATGTCGAGAATAAAATACAGCGTTGATATTAAGCAATCTGGTCAGTGGTGGATCTGGCATGAGCCAGAAGAGGGCGAGGAGTATATCCTTGCCGGTGATTTTTCTGATGGGATCCCAGGTGGCGACTATACCGCGCTGGGATTGTTTAAATTGTCTAACGGTCAGCAGTGTGCATCTGCTAGATTTAGAGGAGGGCCTAGAAATGACGTCGTTATCGCGTCACAGATGGCTTACATTACTAAGTGGTACGGGTCAAGGGCGTATGTTATCGGGGAACTCAACAACGTCGGCAAGGCAGTCAGGTCAAGATGGATTGATTTTGGCTACGGAAAGAATTATCACAGGATTCTTGAGCGAAAGTCTTACGATCAACACACTGATTCCATGTGGTTCTTACAAACTGCGGCGTCAAGAGGCCCCCTTGTCCTCAGGTTTAGGACGGCTGTCAGCGAAGGTAAGATTACGATGAACGATGAGCGTTTCTCATGGGACGCTCAGGACTTCATTAAGCACGATAATGGAAAGTACGCTGCCGCAGAGATAGTTTCGGCTGTCACCGGAGAGAAGGCAAGGGATGACATGGTCATAATGGGGGCTCTGGCGTGGGAGATGCTACGAACCCACCCACTGAGGGCAAGAATACTAAGGGAGAAGCCCGCTGTGCCGCAGAGAGGCAAGTTCGCTTACTCGAGAAACAAGACAACACTAGAAGACGATTCAACATACTCGGATCTTTTTGGAAAAAGATTCGCTGCAAGGAGTAGGTAATGTCACAGCCAGACGCAAAGGAATGGGCAGAGCGGATTCGCATTGACCTTGAGTGGCTCAAGTCGAATGTTCACCCACGGATCAACAGAAATCTGCGGCTCCTGGGGCCACAGCAGAAGATCAGGGATGGCAATGAGCGTACACAGGCTCCGTGGGCGCGTAGAATCATCAGGGCCATTGGCTCGATGGACTTCTTGCATAGGTTGCCGCACCTTGACGCTGAGTTCCTTGGCGAGGGTGGCGAGGATTATGACCGGTCTAACGAGATTGAGGATGCTGTCACCCTACTGTCCGACAAGACAGAGGTCAGGAAGAGGCTGAGGAAGGCACAGCACACCTGTGCGTGGAGTCCTATCGGCTGGCTTAAGTGCGGGATGCCCGCTGTTGGGATCCAGCAGTCCAATACTCTGAGTGAGGCTACCCCGGAGCTTGTTGAGACTATCGATTTCGAGAACCCTGTCTATGAGGCGGTGGACGATGAGATTGCTCAGGCCCTCCAGCTTGAGGCTATGGACATTCCGGGGCTCGAGGATGGCGCGATTGAGCAAGAATCTAAGCCGATCCTTCCGATGCCAACGACATCACTCGATATTCCGTGGGTTGATTGGGTAGATCCTCGTCACGTTATCACTGAGCGAGGGATTACCGAGATTGAACTTGGTCGTTATATTGCTCACCTGTTTGTTATGCCACTTAAGAAGTTTAAAGTATCAGGTGTTTTTAAGAATAAGGAAAAGGTCGAGTCGTATTACCGTACAACTGAGCAGGATGATCAACTTATCGATGCAAAGGACTATCTTGGAGGGGGCCTTCTTTCGTCTTTCGATGTTCCCTCGTCTAAAGAGGTTGTTGTTTTGTGCGAGGTTTGGATTCGGGAAGATCCTGACGACCCTGGCATTACCCACCGTGTTGGAATCATCGATCTTATCTCGCAGACGTGGGTTCACGGCCCTCGACCAAACCCGCTTAACATTTTCCCGTGGGTTGCGCTGCGGGCATCCGACGAGGCCCCCGGACTATGGTCTGGACCATCCTACATCGAGCAGGCTCACGACGACATCGTTGAGGCCGCGTGGGCTAGGAAGAAACTTAAGCAGCACTTCGAGATTTACTCGTCCCACAAGGACTTTATCCCGGAAGATATTCAGTTTGACCAGGAAGAGTGGGATAAGTACGTTGATCCTGACTACAATGGGCCAATTAGGTACTCTGGAAACAGGCCTCCCGAGCACAGGCAGTCACCATCAATGCCAGCCGCACTTGTTCAGTTCTGGTCTACGATTGATGCACAGTTTAAGCGCAACACAGGCGTGACAGGTACGATGTCGGGCTCTGGTTCTTCTAATAAGGTTGCAACCGCGTTCAGGCAGGAGGAGCGGTACGCTGAGGAGCGTCGAGATGAGCTTCGTTTTAAGATTTACGAGGCTTATCGAAGCACTATGCTTATCTGTACCTACCTCATTCAGAGATACAACCTTCAGCCTGTTGAGATTCGGCGCGGAAGCCTTGCGTTTCAGTTCGGTCGTGACATTGTAAAGGGAATCATTAACTATAAGGTTGAGATTATTGATCTCGAGAAGGGCGATCCCCTACAGGATCGGTTGATTGAGATTCAATCCATTGAACGAGTGATGTCTAACCCTGTGCTGATGCAGGAGTTTAATCCGAGGGAGCTTGCTAGGATCGTTGCGAGGGTCAACCGCTGGGGGAGCCGCGTGCTCGCGGCCCCGGTGCCCGAGCAGCAGCAGGGAATGGGCGGGCAGCTCTCGCCCGAGCAGGGAATGGGCGGGCCTGAAAGCCAGCAACCAGGCGCTCAAGCGAGAAGTTTGGGATCTAGGGTTGACAGCCCCCAGGAATTCGGTGATACTGGCAGTGCTGTGGCCGGCATGCGTACCCCCGGAGGTGGCGGTCGAGTAGCCTAAAAACTGCTCGACCGACACCGACGGCAGCGCAGGACGCCGGTCACAGCAAACAGGAGGTTTTGATGCCGGTATACAAGCCTAAGCCTAAGCCTAAGAAGAAGAAGAAGTCTAAGAAGAAGAGATAAGATGCCGCTGTATGAGTGTAAGTGTGAAGAGTGCGGTCATGTGCATCAGGAGCTGATGCCACATAAGCACCTTGATATCTTTATCGACGAGCTTTCTTCTGGGGAGTACACCCACACCGTTGAGTACGAGGATGGCACAACCGATTCGTGCGGCTCGTTCCGGTTTAAGATGTCTCTTCCGAACCTGCACTCTGCCTCTGGCGACTACCCATTCGACACTGCCCCGTGGCTCCTTCCACCAAAGGTTGTTGACGGAAAGACTGTTCCGAATATTGTTACAGTTAACAACAGGAACGAGTACAAGGCTCTTCTTAAGAAGCACGGGATGGTTGAGCCAGAGTCGCCGTCAGACAAACTCACCATGTATGAGAAGTCTGATGATTCCGCCAAGAAGCGTCGCACCGATAAAGAAATCGATGGCGATTTGAGGATGTACAATAAGATGTTAAGAAATCCGGAGGCCAGAAAGAAGGTTATCCGTGATTCTATTTCCAAAAGTAGGAGTTTGTTAAATGCCTAGTAGAGATGCTTACGAAGGTTTTGATTGGGGTCAGTGGGCTAAGAGCGGAGCGCCGATTGAGGGGCTACCTCCCGGTGTGCAGTCTGAGCTTTCAATGAAGTTTGATGCGGCCAAGAGGAGTAATGGCGACCCTATTGCCGCAATGAGGGAGCGGATGTTTTCAAAGACAACCGATGAGGACGACCTCGATGAGGGCCGTGTTCGTCAGATTTTTAACGACCTTGAGCAACAGAAGCAGTTTGACCGTGAGATGACTGAGCTTAGAAATGAGCTTGGATCTGAATTCGCGAGGTATCTGCCAGTTGCTCAGGGCGACATTGAGAGAGGGCTTTCTCCGAGGAAGGCATTCCTGATTGCTCGGCATAGCGACCTTGTCGCTGCCGCAGAGATCAGCGCCGAATCAAGAGCCCAGGAAGGGGCAAAGGTGGCCCTGCGTGACGCAGAACAGCCTATTCGCGGGAGTGGAATTTCCTCCACGAACGCAAGCAGTGAGGCTCCTGGTACCGGCAACCAATGGGTTGACGACAAGGAGACTTACGATTCCCAAAAACAAAAGTTGAACCGGATGGATTTCCGCGAAGCGGTGGGCTGGCGAAAGTCAAACCCCGAATTCGTCGATGCTGAGAAGCATCATGGAGATCTCGTTTCGGTTTCTCGGAGGTAATTAGTAATGGGTAACTACTTTTCGGTAGACCCGGTCGCTGATGAAGCGTTTGTTGCGACTGCACTGTCGCGCATGGGTAACATCATTGATCTTATCTCTGGTGAGAACGTCATTCTGGGCGCGTTCGCGCGTTCAGGGCTTATCGCCGGAATTAACGGTGGTCATACGATCACACAGCCGCTCTTGATTGCTGAGTCGGGTATCCCGACTTGGTTCGATGGGCTCGATCCTGTTAGCAAGGACTTCACCCCCGGCGTGACCGAGGCTGAGTACAGTTGGTCCTGGGTTTCCCACCCCGTTCGTATGGAGTATACGACTCGTTGGAAGAACCAGGGTGAGTCGCGTGTCATGAGTACTGAGGAGCTTCGGTTCCGACAGGCTCGCAAGACGCTGCTCAACGACATTGCTCAGAAGACTGTTAGTGGTACTGGCGGGCGACAGCCTGTTGGTCTTACGACTGCCATTGAGGCAGCCAATATCGGTGCCCAGTCAGAGGTTGTTGGTGGCATTAACAAGGCGACCCACCAGTGGTGGAACAACCAGCACCGTCAGCTCCCCAATGGTAATAACTTTGGTGATGATGTTGGTGGCGCAGGCGGGTTCCTCGCTCGCGGCGTTCTGCTCACTATGCAGCTCTTCCTTGACTGCACCGTTGGCACGTCGGTTCCTCGTTGGTTCTTCTGCACCAAGGCGATGGGTGAAAACTTCATCCGCGCAATGATGCTCAGCAACGGGTTCCGTTCTACTGGCCGCCTCGATCCTACCGTCGATCCCACGCCTCACAGTGTTGCGATCTTTGGCCGACCGATTGTCCCGACTCCAGAGCTTCCGGCTGACACCGGACTTTGGTTGACGGCGAATCGTGAAGGCGACGGACTTGGTGGCTTCCAGAATCGCGATGGCGTTTCGGAGACAGGACAGGTTTCTGCTCGTGAGCTTGGTGGCGTTTATTGCGCTTACCATCCGTCAGTCAATATGACCCTTGATGGGCCTCGTATTGCTGGCGGGCAGCACGCAGAGTGGACGTTCTTCCTGCACTCCAAGATGGTCATTTATGAGAACCTCGCGCAGCAGGGTCGCCTTAGTGCGCAAACTGCTACCGAACTTGACACTTGGAGCTAATCATGGCTGAACACCTTCTTGAATATTTTCGTGATGAGAACCCCGGAGTTTTCCGCTCTCATCCCCTTCAGGTAATTCGAGCCACAACGCTCGCGCATGCCGGAAACCCGTTCACGGACTCTAATGATAGGCCTGGAGCGGAGAGAGTTGTTTATTACAACGATCCTCGCGGTGGTGCTGACCAGAACGAGACTCGACTTGTTCTCCGAATGGTTCAGCACTCGGGTGGGGCGTGGGACCGTGGCGCTGCGATGTCTGATGATTCCGGCGACACCGAGGGTCGACTCCTTGGGGCGAATGGCCGGATGAACACGACGCATGGTGCGCCGACTAGCACGCTCAAGGGCGTTCTGTTTTCAGATTATTACGATCTGTTGCAGAATCGCATTCAGGATGCGCGTAAGGTTGGCAATCAGCAGGACGGTGACCGATACTGGGTTATCGTTGAGGGTGCGGTTCAGCTTCTTGCTGGCACTGACACACTCGACGTTAACGAGGTTGTTATCGCCGCTAACGATGCTGAGGGCGGTATGGCGGAAGCGCCTGTTGCCTACAACGGCAACGCTGCCACGGACCAGCAGCATACGATGGTGAGCGTTATCGGGATTTGTCTCGAGGATGCCGCGCACGACGCGTTTGCGTATTGCTTGGTTGATCTCAGGACAAAGGGCTTTAAGTTCGTCCTTTAAACTCTAACCTAGTGCCCCCCTCCTCGGAGGGGGGCACATAGGGGGCGCGATGCTGATCAAGGATTGGGTAGAGGCCATAACGATCCAGTCTTCAAAGGATCAGCACAGGCACACTGCCGCATTTAGGCTCAATAGCGCCTTTCAAGCTATTGCTCGGGACCATCTGTGGTCCTGGCTCACAGACCAATTCTACTTCACGACTGTCCCGACTCTTCCTGTTGTGACTACAGAGCTTTACAGTGGGACGGCAGGCAGCTCCCTCATTACCACAGGGGCTGGCACTGTCCCGCTTTCGTGGACTGGCGCAGAGATTCTCATTGAGGAGCAGGTTGCTGGCAACGGGCCGTCGATCCCTATTCATATGAAAATCACTAAGATCGGCTACTTCGCTGGCGGGTCGTACAACAAGAATGCCATCTACCTAGATAAGGCTTTGCCAGAGAGTTTTGGTACTGCGAAGATCACCCTCTTCCGACGAGAGTATCTCCCGCTGAGCAGCCTGCCTCAGGAGTGGACTGCGGATAGGCTCATTGGCCGCATCCGGTTCCGCGATATGCCCAACGCCTACAGATCCACAACAAGACCAACTCTTCAGTACCTGACTCGAAATGACTACCAAGTTAATTACGGGTCTGCGGTAGAGTCTGGTGCACAGGTTCCCAATTACTACCAGATGATGGCGTCCAGGCGGGTGCCATCGCCCAAGTTTGCCCCTGACGTAACAGGGACAGCCGTGGTCGGATCGAAGCCCGGTGTCATAGGGACTTACCACCTCGCGTTCGCTAACTACGATAGGGCCTCTGGGATTATGTCCCCACTTGGGCCGATCACGACTTACGAGAACGCGAGCGCTGCCGCCGGGCGGGCGATTAATGTAGAGTACGGCACTACTAATGGTGTGCCGGAGTGCTCGTTTGAGCTTATGTTGTTTATCTCTACAGCAAACCCCGTTGGGCTTGACGGGCAGGAGATCACGAAGGCATCTCGAATTAACGAGCGGATGATTCCGTTCTACCACGCGTCCTCGCACCCATACAACCACACCACACATGGCGCTGGGACCAAGGGTGGCGGCCAGTTTGCAGCGTTTCCCGTTAACGAGGACATTCCGACCCAGCCGAGGTACTACCCGCAAGCAGACTCTCAGATGGTATTCCTTAGAGAGCTGCCCGACTCCGCAGTGCCGTTCTGTGTTGATGGTAAGATTAAACTGCCGTGGTTCTGCGACCTGTACGACTCGCCCCCGGTTCCCGATAACTTCCAAGAGATTGTCAATGTAGCTACGATGGTTAGTATCGCAGACTCCTCTGGCGCTCCCAATGTTCAGATTAAGGGGCAGTATGAGTTTAACCTCAGGAAGCTACGCGGCAGGGATCTTAAGCGGAGTAGGACTGGGGAGGTTGATCCAAGGTATCGTGGTGATGTTGTTCCAAGAATTGACAGGTACGGGCTCCTTGACTAATGGCACGAACACTCCAAGTAAGATACCAGTTCATCGGTGGCGAGTCTGAGCATCAGTTCAACAACGCCGGTAAGATTAGTCCGAGGAGTTACAACTTCCTCCCGGACAAGCGCGGGTTCCTCAGAACCTACCGTGGAAAGAAATCAATCTTTGCCCCGTCTCTGCCAGGGGAGTTGGCAAGTAAGTGGGTTACTGCTGGTGCTAAGTTTGTTGATGTGCACGGCAGGGACCGCAACGTCGTTGTTGCTGGGCGCTCCATCTACGCGGTTGACGGTAAAGACTTCACACTCCTGTTTACGTATCCTACGGACATCGGCTTGGATGCTGGGACTGCCCACGTTAAGATCCTCGAGCATAGGAACCATGTAATCTTTCTCCACCCAGGGCATCCGCCCCTTAAGTGGAATGGCGACGAACCTGTTAATTGGGTCGGCGTCCGCGAGGTTCCAGCATCACCAGAGGTTCACACGTTCCCCGTGTTTGATCAGGGTCAGGTCTGGGGCGGCGGCACTGCGAAGACGGTTGCGATCTGGGGTGCGCAGGACTTGGGGGCGACGGGAGGCGATCACTACTACCCTGTTCCGTTTTTGCAGAGTGACATGGAGGTCGACGGTGCCGACATAGATAGCCTCTACTTCTGGAAGGTCGCTTACCAGAACTCAAATGGCGCTCTTGGTAGGTGGTCATCGCCCGTCAGGTGGAAGGTTGGCCCGACTGTTGGCGCGGATAATAACACTAAGGCAGCTACAAGGCTTTTCCCGATAATTGAGTGGGATAGGCCAAAGGATAAAGGTCCAACAGAGACCGGGACTGACATTACCCACGTTTGGGTGGCGAGGACTAGCAACGCGATTGCAGACCCTGACGCCGCCGCATTCTTTCTACAGGGCATATACCCGTATACTCAGAATAGAATCACAGACAACAAGGCTGGGCTAAGTTTGGCGGTTGATGAGGATAACTTCCCGCCAGAGAAAGCTGGGCTTGGTTGCATTTGGCGTGATTTCGTTTTCCTTTCTGGGAATAGAGCGGACCCCTATGGTGTCTGGTATTCAAAGTCTGGGTATTGGGAAACCTTCCCTCCACTGAATTACTATAAGGCAACAGACGTAGTAACTGCGGTCCTTCCGCTGTCTGACAGGGTTGTCGTTGTTACCGAGAGTACCATTGAGGTCCTTTCTTTCGATGGTAACACCCAGACGTTCGCCCTATTTAGAAAGGACGAGCGCCGTGGCTCTATCCTTGGAAACTCGCTAGTTATATTCAAGGATAACATATTTGGATTCTTTACAGACGGGTACGGAATCTTTGATGGGTTTCAGTACAAGGGCGTTAGCGCAGATCAGGATGAGTTGTTTTCATACATAGATCGACACAACTCAGACCGGATACGGGCGTTCATTAATCCGGCATCTGGTTACTGGTGTGTTGTTAACTTCAACGCAAAGTCGGCATCCGGGAGTACGATGCTGCTGTACTACGACTTTAACAATAATGCGTGGTTCAGGATTCTAGATACAAACATTTCATCGATGTGGCTTGACGATGAAAACGTCGTCGTTGGCGGGTACGAAGACATCTACACCCTTGACGCGGGCACTGGACCGCCGTCCCCTGGTGCCAAGCTAGAGATAACAAACACATCGTTCTCGGAGGGCGACGGGAGGGCCGCGTTGGTTCAGAAGACAATTAGCTCGATCTACCTCCTTTCCGGATCAACCCAGAACATAGAGTGCGATGCTAGTTTCTACGCGGATGAGAATCTGATCTCGCCACGGGCGACAGCAAAGTTTTCCCTCAGGGGTTCGTCGGAGGTGTCGTTCCAGGATTCGATTATGGATCCTGCGTGGAACGACGCCCTTTGGGATGAAGATACATCGGCGTGGGTCGGCCCCCGAATGGTTTGGCAGAAGATTGTTGACTTTGATGAGTCCCTTGTATTCCACTCGATAAGAACGTCCTTCACGTTCCCACCGTCCTCAGTCGCAGAGATTGCTGGCATCGGGTACGATATTGAGGTCGTTCCAGTACAGCCGGGTGTTCCGTAATGTTTAATCGCGGAAGAGATATTTCCCTCGTTTCAGTTCTTAACTGGCGCGATGTCATGGACAACCTTATTAGGTTCGTCCGTGGGGTCAACACGATTGACAGGCATGCGGTAAAGAAAGAAAGCCTGACGCGCAGTAAGTTGGATACTAAGGTTGCCCTTAGTATGGAAGGGCTTTACCAGACTGATCGTAAGTTTAATATACAAGCCACATCTCATTGGACCGGGGGAGCTTGGGACGATGACGAGCTTTCCAGGTATAAGATTTGGAGGGGTATCGTAGACCTCGAAGATCACGAGACTGGGACGTACGCCATCCAATACCGCATTCAGTTTTCTAATGCCCAGCTTCCGGACTTTGGTGTGGTCCACTACGCCGCGTTTCTTTCTGTTGATGGCATAAGACAGCGCGGTCCGTTCGGGGGCGATGACTACCTTGCGTGCTCCATGCCGACATCTCACGGCCACGCGACCGTGAGCGAGGGCATGCTTGGTGTTTCGTTGTCTGGTTTTTCGTTTTGCGAGCTTCTTCCTGGCAAGCATACAATCGATGTTGATTTCTTTAACGGAAATAACTCTGATTTGTACTTTGAATACGCTGACGTTTCAATAACGAGGTTTAACTGGTAATGGCTAGGCTATCACTCAGCGGGTCTCTTGTTTTTAGGCACGCAAAGGCAGTCGCCGCTACTGTCAATGGGCTCTACAATTCCATCAGGGACTGGACTGTCAGTAGTCTAAGCGTTGATTCGTTGCGACCGAGGGCCATCGAGCGAAGGCACTATAAAGAGCCCATCACGATAGTTGGGTCAAAGACTAACAGGCACACGGGGGCCATCGCTGTAGGATCTCCTGTGTGCGAGGTCACCTACACCCAGCAGCACGCGCAGTTCCAGGCACTCGCTCTTGGGTTTGTTTGGCCGAGGCGTGGAGACGGTGATGTCACCACGCCAGATACTGTTGCGGCAAACGAGGGCGTCTTCATTGACTGGTATGACAATGGCGCTGGAGCGTGGCATGGGGGGTATAGGCCAGTCCCGTACCTTCCTCCATACTGGGGCTTTGGCTCGCTTGATACCCTCTTCCTCGTAAAGACAGGGCCGAACGTCGGCCCTATTCCGACTTACCCGCCCCCATTGGTGCAGACGGGCGGCGGCCCATGCACAGTTACGAGTCTTATTGTTAACCTTGAAGAGCACGACAGTCTCATTAAAGACATGACTAAGATTGGCCTTTTCGGTACAGCTGGTCACGCTGCCTTTGATGGAAAAGCAGAGCTTTGGGTCTTCGTAGAGGATAAGGGAATTACCTAATGCCGATTTCTGCACTTACAGACCACGTTGCCGGGGCGGTCATGAACCTTGCCACCCTCACGGGCAACAACCAGTTGATCGAGAACTACCTACGTGGCGAGGTTGATGCTGCTGATTTTCAGGATCTGATCGGGCGGGTGTATGGTGTGGCTGGACAGAACCACAGGGTTTATGTTCAGACAGACGGACTAGATTCGAGCGCCCCGATTAGGTACGACGTTACGGCCGGCATTACGAGTGGCGCTGGCGCGGCTCCATACGGGACACCGATTGCGCTTGACAAGGACTGTGAGCTTGACTTTACAATTTATGGTCCGCAGGACCAGTACAACACCGGCACAGTCTATGCGGTTAAGCCAGCGGACTTTATCTCTGGCTGGGTATGGGAGAGCCTCGGGAATAACCCGACGGCAGCCGCTGATGGTACAGGGACGGCATTGACGACAAACCCGCACTCCTACGCAAACTGGCTCTTTAACGCTCCTGCGCCGACAGCGGCGGCTGCGTGGGCAGATGGTACGGAGTTCACCGGGCGGTTTGCTAAGGAGAGGTATTACGACAGGTGGCTCACTGTTCCTTACGGATGTAAGCGGATCTGGGTTCCGGAGCCCTGCTGCCTCTACGTTGTCGCCATGACGCAGGGGACGTGGAACCACAACATGAACATGCTGGCTCTGGAGCATCAATGGCAGGCTGATGCAGATCCAAGGAAGTCTGCGGGTCCAGATATTGTCTACCTTCACGAGTCCAAGTACGACAGGTCTGCCGTGTTCCGGCTGTTCATTGATAAGGACAACGATAACGATAATCGACCGTTCAAGTGGAAGTCCAATGGAGCAGACTTCTACGCAAACTGGTCGCCTATTCAGGATCTTGTAGATCAGCCGAGGATTGGCTACGGAGGGAACAATGACGCGGGCGCGGACCAGGGCAAGATGCTTGGACTTGAGTGGAGCTTCACCTGTTGGCACCGAGCGACCGCTCGCGTAGCATCCAGGATCTATGTACCAGAGGCCGGCTACTACAATATCTCACTTAGGTATAACTCTAGGTATTTCCACGGGTTTGTTGATCCGGATATTGGAGGCGGCATCGGCACTTGGGTTAACAGTTCCTTTGCTCGCACAGAGAATGAAATTTCGATTGACGATAATGACGTTGCAGAGCGACCTGGGCCAATCAACATTGCTCGGTGGGAGAAGACGAGCATCGGAGCAGTCGCACACTTCGTCCCTGGCGTTGCAGCTGCCAACGCATTTACGGATGACGTCGATGACGGGACTCAGGCATGATTAAGAACCTTAACTATAAAGAGCTTAATGCCCACCTCGAGGCTGCTGGCCTTCCGAGGGCTGTTGGCATGCGCGAAGTCCAAAGATCGCTTGGAAATGAGTACGTCATGCAGCCCCCAAAGATGGGCGGCACTGAGCGTGTTAAGCTAAAGAGAATCAACTCTGTATTGTTTGGAGGTGTGTGATGGCTCTCGCAAGTGGAAGCCCAGGAGATTTTAATCTAAACTACGATGACTTCGCGGATATGTCAGAGGAGGAGATTGAACAATCTAAGAACGAGGCTATCGCAGGGACTATGCTTGGCGATATTGGAGCCTTCGCATCCATGGGCTCTGCGGCAGGCCCGTGGGGAGCCCTCATTGGCGCAATCGTCGGTACAATCGTTGGCGTTGTTGATGCTGATGTTTCAAGGAAGGCGATGGAGGCTGAGCTTGCAGAGCGCGAAGATCAGCGTCAGGATCTTCAAGATAGACTTTCTGAGGCGATGGACTACAGGACAAACATTATGAGGCACGCTGAGGCGATGCTTCATCCCGTTGAGCAGAGTTTTAGAACCAGGGCACGCGCGTTTGGCGCTCAGATTGCCTCTCAGGGACTCACTGGTGCGCAGGCGATTTCAGCGCAGCTCAATGCTGAGAACTTTTACAGAGAGAGGGTTGGCCCATCGCTCCCGGCTGTCATGGCGGCGGCAGAGCAAGAGGGTCAGCGACGAGCAATGCTCAGGCTTCAGTCGATTGAGAGCGAGCACAAGATTGACCTTGCGCAGCAGCAGATGGACCTTCAGGCAGACATGGCCGCTGGGGCTGCAAAGCAGGCAGCGATGTCTGGGATCACTCAGGGGATCTCATCGATGGCGATGGCGGCAGCAGTTGGCGTTGAGGACTTGCTTGAGAATCAGGACATCGGTAATATTGCTGGAACGAGTCAGCAGGGGATCACATCCTCTGGCGCTGGAGAATCTCCCTACAGCGTTGTAAATACAGGTGCGATGAAGCAGTCTGGTGTGGTTCCTGACCCGGAGGCGTATATTGCACAGTATCAGCATTTTATTAACCAGGGCGGTGAGGGCGTGTTTAAGTACAACGCAGCCCAGGGTCAGGCATATTCAACGTCATCACCGATGCCAGTGCACCCTGGAGAGGGTGCTGCAACAAAGATGCCCTGGGAGGATTAGACAATGCCGCAGGATCTAGTATCACTTGGAGCGATGGCCGGAGTCGGTCAGGGTTTAGGCGGGGCTGGCGCAACCGCCCTTGACGCAACGATTAAGCTGCGCCATCAGGATCAGCTGTTCTACTTAGGTATGCAGCAGGCGACGATCCAGCTTGCAGAGCTTAAGGAGCGCACGAGGCAGAGCGACCTTGTGCACAAGAGATTCTATCAGGGACTCCATGCTAATGAGCTGACCCAGATGCGCGATATCAAGGCCAGGGAGAAGCTCGAGAGTATTAAGCATGATTTCAACATGGAGTTCGGTTCTCAGCAGAACGAGGCTGCGTTTGAGCGGACTGAGAGGTCTGCCAAGGCGACCGAGAGGTCTGCTTATGCTGCCGCTGGCGCACGAAACAAGGCGACTAGGCTCGCTGAGCAACAGTGGCGCGCCGGGCAGACAGAGGGACTAACTAAGGATGCTAGCATGTATATCCTTAGTAAGCTTCAAACTCAAGATGGCAATATCATGGACCAGCAGCAGTTTGCTCAGTTCGCTAAGGATGAGGGCTTTGCTGGGACTGCCGCAGCCCAACAGCACCTGTATAACCAGTGGTCTAAGGGTGTCACGGCCAGATACGGCAAAGATGCTGTCGTTCCGGATTTCAATTCATTCATGTCTCTTTGGAACCTTAACCAGACTGGGGATGCTAGGGAGCATTATAAGTGGCAGGAGGGTGTGGACAGGGAGCTTGATAAGGCGTATCGGATGAAGGGTATTTCCCAATCTGCGGAAGACATCGCCCTTGTTCACAAGATGGGGACTGACGATCTGCCAATCATGAGGGACGCTGATGGCTCGGTGGAGTTTGATTCGGGCGTGAAAGGCCAAGAGCTAAATGAGTGGATGAGGCAGGCTATTCATAACGCCCCAGAGGATATGAGTGGGGATGAGCGAAATAACTGGTACAGGACGACACTTGCGGCATACAAAGACATAACTGGCCGAGATATGAACGACCTCGACCGCACTGAGCTGCGTGCCATGGATTTGATGTTCAGGGAGCACTCCGCGAAGCACGGCAAAGGAAGGTCTATCATGCTCGGAGTCAGTGGTCTTAGCGAACCACAGGCTCGCATCCTCAATGAAAGGGTTCAGGGGTATCATGATTACGGATCGCGGGATACAACGGGGTCGCTGACGTCCACTAGCGCGAACGGATCAAGCCCGAGAGCTGTTATTAAGCACTCCGGTATTATTTCGCAGGCTGTTGCTGACGCTGGGTTCGCGCATGGAAGGTTCATGACTGCGGAGAAGAACGACGATCCTCGCGGCGCTCTAGAGCAGGTTCTTCACGTTAAGCGCATCCTGGCGGATATGGACGATCCAAAGAACCAGGAGGCACGTGGAGTTAACCCGGAAGCCTGGGCGCACAGGAGGCGGGAGATTGCCCGTCTTTACAATGATATGCTTGCTGATGTCAGCGGGATGGATATCGATCCTAAGGTCAAGGAGAGCATTGAGGCTGCTGGAGGAGATACTGGAACCGGCGGCTGGCTGATGACCCCCGGCGGGACGGTGAACCGTGGAGAGGAGCCCGCACCGGGGATGGGCGAGGAACGCTCCCGTGGTAATGTGACTAAGGGAACGATTCGCAGTGGGAGAGCGCACGGGCAGACTGAAGAGGCTGTAGAGGGGTATTGGGCTAGCACGTTATCTGGAAGCTTCATCCCCGCAGATCGCCTTTCTGGCGTGGTCCCGATGATCACTGGCGCAGGATTGGACGAGGCTTCTGTTCGTCGAGTATTCTCTAAGGTTACTGATGGTGGCAAGAGACGGTACAGCACTGAGGACATCAGCGCCGCGCTTGCTGAGGCGGAAAAGGCGTGGGATTCCGAGAAGGGCGACATGTACGAGCAGGCCGGAGGAAAATCAAAGCTTCTCCAAAAGGGACCGACATACCAGGAAACCGAGGCCGCTATCACCAAGCAGTATGGAGGCGTGCCGTTTGACGAGAGGCCGCCACTCCCGCGCAAACGCAACGCTGAAGGAAAGAGTGTTATCGATTACGGAAGGATGGACAGGGAGGATGATCCGACGGCGAGCACGTCTCCGGTTGTCTCCGGAGAGGAGACAGGCCTGACCAGGAACAAGGCTGCAACCCGCCACAGCATGATCTGGGATAAGCAGACTGAAGGAGTTTCGGGTATCCAAGCTGCTCAGGACATCATTAGTGAGGTTATACTGAACGAGCACGTTGAGCTTGTTTCGACCGTTGGCCCCGGTGAGGAGTCTGAGCACTGGACCGCACAGGGAATTCTAGAAGACCTTGGCTTCGAGACTAGGATGGTTGAGCAGGCGTTCCACAGGCTCGCACTCCTCCCGAGGGAGGGGCAGGACGAGGATGCTTTCCGCCGCGCGTATGCAAAGCTCAAGAGTGACCGAGAGCAGTCAACCGCCGCAGCGGTTGACGCAGAGGACGAGAAACTGGCTGAGGAACAGTCTGAGGGTGAGAAATAGCAATGTCTAAGGACTTCTGGAAAGACTTCACGCCAGACCCTAATTGGGGCGCAAAGACGGGGAAGGCCGTCGAGGTCTCTGGACCCGGCGGCGAACCGTTCGACGATAGCGCGCCTCCGTGGGAAACGCCCACGTGGGCCTCCGACACTGTCATGGATAACCAGCAGAGTCGTGTCCCTCTTAGCTCTGGTGTTGCTGCGGCTGCTAAAGACGTTGGGATGATCACTGAGACTGAGCATGATTACATTTCGGCCATTTACCGTGAGCACGGCGGGAAGGACCCGGACGATCCTCGCAAGGATAGATACAGGACACGGCTAGAGCGTGTCCTCGGGTTCCATGATCATCGTGGTAAGCTGATGAACACAATCGGCGTGCTGGAGACGTTCTCCGGGTTCCGGTTCCTCGTATCTGCTTCTGCTGCAATCACAGAGGGACTTAAGGATCAGGAGACCAACTCGATGCTTGGCGGGTTTGGACTTGCGTGGTCTACGGAGGAGTTCAGCAAGGCGTGGCACGGCAGAGCGATGTACCGAGATGTTATAATGAAGGGCGGTGCCGACCCGGATAGCGGTTGGACGATGGCGGCTGGTATCGGCCTGGACATCTTGCTGGATCCTGCGACTTGGCTGACGTTTGGTATCGGCGCTGGTGCCAAGATTACTCTTCAGTCAGGGTCAAAGGCCGCAACCACGCTGTCCAAGAACCTCGGAAAGACTGCCGGAAAGAAAGCTGCGGCGGTCGCGAGCCGAGGTGGTGACCTCACGCTCACTAGATGGGGAGAGCTTGTACTCAAAGAGGCCGCGAGGGACTTCCTCAAGGAGACGCCGGAGCTTATGTATAAGCGTTTCGGTGTTAAGAGCGCGGATGATATTCTTCCTGAGCACGTTGGAAGGCTCCTCGATGACGGTGCAATGCGAGCTGGCTTCCTAGACTTCGCAATCGGATCCACAGCTAGGTATGAGAAGTACGCGCTTAAGGCACTTGAGTTCCAGAGGGCAGGAAAGAGTGTTATAAACCCACTCTCTTGGTCACAGAGAACGAAGAAGCTCGGAGGGTGGACGCCAAGAAGTCAGATGTACAAGGCCAAGATGGCGTCAGGCCCAGCTGGAATGTTCCAGGAGACTGCAAGCATCTGGTCAAAGGAAAGCTCAATCGGTCTTGGGATGGGGATCGTTGGTGGCCCAATGATCGGAGGCGTCGGTGGCGCTGCTGTTCCAATGCTGCTCGGGGCAGGCGGGATGAGCCAGGTTGTCGGTGGTGTGCTCGGAGCAGGCTTCGCTACGACACGATCTCCGCTTCTTAAGAATCAGGCCCTCACGGAGGGTGTGCTCAGCAGCATTAGCAAATACAACTCGCGGCAGGCCGAGAGGCTCAGCAGGGGGACGGTCCCGCCTGGACTTGGCCTAGCCACAAGAATGACTGTCGGAGCCGCAGGGGTTGCTCACGGCGGAATTGCGAGATTTCGGAATTACTTTACCTCTGCACTAGAGCGTGCTCCGGCTGAGGACAGGCTTGTCATTCAGGGCATGCTTGACAACGCCCACGAGGAGATGGCCAAGCGGACGTTCGATATCAGGTCGTTCTTCAATAAGAAGATTGAGCGCAAGTCTCTTGACGGCAGGGTCCGCACGTCCAGGATTACGGGCGAAGAGCGGATCAAGCTCTCCCATCACATCGAAGACCCCGCCAAGCACCCGATCCACCCAAGGCTTGCGCCAGCGGCAAAGTTCATCAGGGAGCAGTTTGACGAGATTTATGAACTAGAAAAGGAAATGTTCATTCACGGTAACTACCTCAAGGATTACGTCACCCACCTATACTCCTCCTCCACGTTTAACAACATCCTCGATTTCCTTAAGATCGAGCGGCCTGGGGCAGTTAAGGTGTCGCCTGATGTTACTAATGCTGGAAAGACGAATCCCTTCTCCCTGCACAGAAGGATTGCAACACTTGACGACGCTCTCATTTTCCTCGGTCCTAACCACGTTGAACTTGATATTGCCAGGATCCTTAGTTCTCGTTGGAACGTATCTGCTCGTATGCGGACAAAGAAGGCCCTGACTTATCAGATGTGGGACAAGTATGCCATTGGTGGCATGAAGGACTCCCTCATTATGGAGCTTGGTGGCTGGAGAAAGCTCCTCAACAAGGCTCGTTACTATCAGCCCTACCTGGACCTCGGTGCTCCAACGAAGGCATCAAAGCAACAGTACGACCAGATCGACAGGCTTGCCGCAGACATCGCAGAGCATGATCTGAAGGTCCTGTCCCGACGCGGATCGGAGCAGCTTAAGGGCAGGGGCAAGAACCAGAGACTTGAACTCGCACCCTCTAGGGCGAGCACTCGAAAGATTCCTATTAGGCAGGAGGGAAGTCGCATCACCCACATCTGGGAAGCTGAGGGCGGCAAGCTTATGCAGGGCGAGACGGTCCTGCCGTTGGAAAGATGGGGGAGAATCCCGACAAGGCAGGGAGCGGAGAAGACTAAGCGTTGGTTCCAGAAGCACCCCGACAAGGATGAGCTTAAGGAGATCAGGAGGAAGAGGCTGCACAAGTCGACCACGCATAACAGAGAGCTTCTCAGTTACATCGTCAAGGAGGCGATGGGTGTGAACTACGGGCGGATGACTGCTGGAGAGGCGCAGTTCCTTACAGATTTCCTCAAGGCTCATGTTAAGCCTATCACCCTCTTTGATGCGGGTACAGGCAAGTGGACGCCTCATGGGTGGTTCCATCCAGACGGGATGAGCGTTATCAAGATCGAGGAAGGTAAGATCGCTCGTCAGGTTGGTTTCTTTGAAGCAAAGGGTGTTAATACAACTATCGACTTGCAGACTGGTAAGCCCCCAAAGTACCGGGAAACCCAGCAGCAGCAGATGTCGTGGGACCAGGACGGGCATGCTTTCGGCCTTTCCGGCGCTCCATTTGATGTCGGCGCGTGGAAGACGGAGCGGGACGCGTGGGTCGCTGGCGGAAAGGTTGGCGAGGGGCCAGTCGGGAGGGGCTCTAGCTACGGTAAGCAGAGGTATGCTGTAGCGGAGTTGGATAAGGTTGAGACCGGGGAAGACCTAGCGGCTTACCTCCTTAAGCACCTCGAGGACGAGTCCTTGAAGGCTGTTGTAGAGAGGATGACCAAGAACTTCGACGGCAAGGACTATAGGGTTTGGACTAGCGAGGAGAAGTGGACGAAGGCATTCAATGATCAGAAGAAGACTATTATCAGTACCATCAATGATGTCACTAAGGGAAAGATTGACCATAGGACTAATAAACCCATCAACGGCAGCAAGCTCAGAATGGAGGATGGCCCTGATTACTATCCAAGGTTCAACTCGATAGAGACCCTGGAAACATATGTCGAGAAGATGACGAATCGATACCAGGGCGCTCTGTCGAAAGAAAGCATCAGGCGCATCTATAGAGAGTTTGAGCTTCTCCAGGAGAATCGCCCGCCTGGAAACATTCTCTCGGGCAACGCGTATGGAGTTCACCAGTCACCGCACTTTGGATCTAGTGGATCGTTCAACAAAGGACAAATCTGGATCAGGCCACATGGATGGAATGTGAGTGGGGCAAATTCTCAAACCCTAGTCCATGAGCTTGTTCACGCCGGAACAGTCCACGTTATCGAAAAGGCGAGGCATCTTAAGAACTTTGGGCCAAAGGGATCCAGGAAGAAGCTGAGCAAATCTGAGAAGGATATGGCTAGGCACTTCGACGACCTTGAAAAGCTGTTGCTGAGGGACATCTGGGACGAGATTGATAAGCTTGGCAGGGAAGCCAATGATACGATGGGGTGGTATGGGAAAAAGAACGTCGATGAGATGGTTGCCGAGGCGTTTACTAACAAGAAGTTCCAGCGGTGGCTGAAGACTATCCAGGTAGCGCCAAGCGATACTGGCTGGACTGCGTTCCTCAAGAAGCTCGGAGCCCTGCTAGGGCTCAAGCCAACGGATCGAAATGCTCTCGTTGCCATCTTTGAGTCCACAGACGGACTCATGAAAGCGGAGGCAAAGGCTTACGACGAAGCTAGCGATTGGTTCAAGCTTTCGAGGAGCGCCCTCGACTCTAAGGTCCCAGAACATCTCCAGGCTGTAACTGGAAAGAAGGTCACTGTTGGAGGCGGGACGTACAAGGACCTCTCCGATACTATGGAAGTCTCGCTCAGCGGTGGCAAGCATGGATCTGAAGGAAGAATTAGCATCCACCTGAATGTCAGGGGTACATCGCCCACTGCTGCAATTGATATGCACAGGAAGCACCTGATTCTCGGTGGTGCCAACCTGGATAATCTTCCCAGGAAGGAGTTTATAGCTCAGCAGGCAGAGCTGAAGGCAGAGCTGAAGACGGGGCTGAAGGCTAAGGAGCATAAAGAAGCCCTCCCCGCGATTACGCTCCGTGTTGATTCTAAGCACCTTACAGTCACTAGCAGCAACCTCCCAAGCGGCGTCGCTGTCGGCATGGAGACTGGCTTCACCGCCTACCTCAAGGCCCTCCAGGAGGCACAGAAGAGAGGCCTTGGGTTCGCGTCAGACACAAGACTCAATTCGATGTCCAGGCGCATTTATGAGAAGCTCCAGGAAAAGGGGATCCCGTTTGTCCGGAGAGGCGAGGGCTTCGATCCTATAAAGGCGCTAGAGTCCAGCTTGGCTGGGCGTCCTGCGAAA